TTGGTCTCGGCATCGCGCTTGTAGCTCGTGATCTGCTGATCGTAGAGCGCCTTTTGCTTGCCCACCGAACCCGTGACCTGTGCCCCATCGGTGCGCGTATCCATCGTCTGCGCACGTTGTGCCTCGGTCTGCTCGGTGAGGAGCTTGAGCTGCTGTTGCAGCTGGGCGAGCTGGGCCGGCAGCAGATTGTCGATCTGGTACTTGAGCTGGCCGAACTGGGCGTCTTCCGTGCCGAGCTTGGCTTTCGTGAGCGCGAGATTGGCCTTGCCGGTCTCTGCTGCAATGCGAGCAGCCACCGCCTGATACTTGGCCGTCGCCAGTTCCACGCGAGCAGTGACTGCGGCGATCTGGGCCTGCACACCTTGCCAGTACGCCTGGTCCCGACCGAGCAGATACTGGGTGGCGTTCTGTTGCGTGCTCTGAACCAGGGCCACATACGCCTTGGTGTATTCAGCAGCGGTAATACGACCCTTCGAGTATTCCTCCATCAGCTGCGCTTTGACACCCTGCATCATCACATCGAAGGTGCCCTTACCGTCAATGGCACCTTCGGTGTAATCCGCATTGGTGAGCTTGGCGATCTCCTGATACGCCGCCGAGTCCGTATCGGACGGGACGTTGTAGATGTTGTCCGTGAGATCAAGCGGCTCGACGGCAATAGGCGTGGCCGCCAGCAGTAGACTGTAGATCAGGTTTGCATCGGTATCGATGCCATACGGTGCGGGCATGGTCTTTTTCCTGGTTCAAAACAAAAGGCCCGCCCAGTGATTGAGCGGGCCTCGATACGAGTGGCGATGAGTGGCGATCTGGCTACTTACTCTTCGACGGTCGATTCGATGGAGCCTGCTGCCATCTGGGCCGTGGCCAGCTGCTTGAGCTCGGCTTCGGTGAGCGGGGGCAGCACGTCGATGGCGAATTCCTTGTTCCAGCTCGTCACCGGACGGGTGACACCGGTCTTCTTGTCCTTGACCGTGCGGATGTTCAGGAACTTGCGTGCATCGAGCGTCTTGTAGAGGATGTACGGCAGGTGATAGCCGCCTTCGGTCGCTTCACCGTAGGGCACGAACTTGCGCACATTGCCCAGGTGCTCGTTGGCCACCGTGAGCAGTTCGCCCGGCAGGTTGGCCTTCTTCGGATCCAGACACTGGATACGCACACGCACGAGACGCATGTTCTCGTCGTGCAGATGCTGACGCAGCGACTTGCGCTTGACCGGCTTGTCTTGGCCGGCCAGGGGATTGGCCTTCTGGACTTCGTTGGCCGGGATCGGTGCGGGGTCGTCGGACTCACCCATCTTCTCGGCGATCTTCGCCTTCAAGGTGTCCACGGAGATGTTGTTGCTGAAGACGATGCCCATCAGCTTGGCACGTTCTTTCAGCAGCTGGAGTTCGGTGGGCTGATTCTCAGCCGGATCTTGCAGGAGTTCGCTCATGATGATTCCTTGTGCTCTTTGATTGGAGCCAAGGGAAAGGAGACTGCCGGGGACAATCTCCTTTCCTCTGGTTCAGCTAACCAGCTTTAGACCGGGGCGACCGTCTTGACCAGTGCGATACGCTCCGGGCGCTTGATCAAGATACCGTAGTACCACTTGATCGAGCTGAAGCCGACTTCACCATACGGATCCGTCTTGTCCGCCGTGGCTGCACCGGGCATCTTGGTGAGCACGTTGAACTTGACCGTCTTGCCGTCCGTCTGGAAGCCGATGGTACTGAACGAATCGTCACCGATACAGAGCATCGGGTAGATGTCGTAGTGATCGACACCGCCCTTCATCGAGCTGCGATAGCCGGGGTTGTCGACCACTGCCGCACCAGCGCCTGCCCAGTGCAGCATTTCCGGCACCTGGATCAGGCGGAACTTGCCGATGGTGCCGACTTCGCCGTTCAGGACCGTGCCTGCATCGGCGTAGTGCTGGATCTCGATGAAGGCCTTGTTGCCGAACAGATCCTTCATTTCCATGAGCGCCGGCACCAGCTCCGAACCCACGTACATGATGCGGGTAGCACCGATCACCTTCGTGTCCACCAGACGGGAACCCGTGATGATGGTCGTCGAGGTCGGCGTGCGGTTGTCGGTGAGAATCTGATCCAGACGCATCAGGTTCTTGTACGACACCACCGAGGCCGGGATCTCCGGCACCGCACCAGCAGCCGGCGTGATTTCACCGGTAACTTCCGCATCAGCCGTGGCGGCGCCTGCGAAGAGCACGACACCCGGAGCGGCGAGCAGATCCTTTTGCAGGACCGCTTCGGTCATCTGCACGGCGCCGTTCATGAGCTCCGTGGACAGGTGGCTCATGAGCTCCGCGTCCGAATCGAAGTCGAGCGACTCTTGCGTGAACTCGGTGAAGAAGCCGAACTTGTGGATCGAGCCTTCACGTTCCAGACGGGTGAAGCCCACCCGGTTCACACGGCCACCGTTTTCGGTGAGCGTCGGCAGCTTGTTGGTGATCGTGCCGATGTCCTTCGAGGAGCCGTACAGATTGCCGTTGGCAATCGTGGCGCCGGTGGCGTCGATACCCTGATCGTTGATGTTTCGATCATCGAGCAGCGGCACGTACTCGTACATCTTGATCTTCTTGCCGAAGTTCTTCGGCATGTTCGTCACCGAGGCAAGCGGCATGAAGTACTGCTCTTTGCGCGCGGTGATGATCGCCTTCTTCAGCCAGAAGAACGTTTGCATCTGATCCGAGGAAGCCGAATCGATGCTCGACTTTTGCCCGTCTACGGGCGAGTTGTAATTCAAAGGCATGGGTCAGGTTCCCTTATCAAACACGGTTTTCCATCTGCTTCAAGAACTCCTCATCGCTCATGGCGAGCGGATTGATGAGCTTCTTGACTTCACGGGGAGTGCTTCGCGTTGCCGCAGCAGCACTTGCCTGATCCCCGTTCGAGACAGCCGGTTTGGGAGTGACGACCCGCGTTGCAACAGGCTCTTTCACAGCGGTCGCTGCGACTGCGGAGCCAGTGGAGGGAACGTTCGGTGCGACAGGTTTGACCAGGTCGTTGAAAGCGCCCGCCGCTTGCAACCGGTCACCCACTTCCTTATAGGCTTGGATGAACGGAGTTTCGGCAGAAAGCATCCCGAGCGTCCGCTGGCGATTCACTTCAGCTGCGATACGGTCGTAGATGCCGTTCTCGCGTTGCTGGTGCATCACCTGCATGATCTGAGGCTGCTTCCAAAGCACTTCCTTACTGGCCTGATCCCACGTCGAGTTGATGGTCTGAAGCGTCGCTTTGCCGTCCTGGTGCGAGTTCAGCTCGTCCAGGGTGGTGCGGAAATTCGCTTCTTCATCACTGACCTTGTGATTTCCACCAAGGTAGTTTGAATCTTCGCTGGTATCGATGGAAAGAGGATCGACCCCCTTGTCCTTCATCAGCTTCTGGATTGCCGCAGGGTCACCGTTATTGATGTCGATCAGAAACGAGAGCTTGTCCGGGTCCAGCAGCTGAGCGTTTTCCAGCATCAGCAACGTCTTGCGATGTGCTGTGATGTCTTGCATCTTGCGGGTGTAGTTCGCCCCCATCTGCATCAGCTGGATCGCTTCGTTGACATCCCGAAGCTCGATCATCTTGCCGTTTGCCTTGAAGGGCGCCATCACCTGCTTGTAGAACGCTTCGTAGTCAACAGCAGCGCTCTGGTCAGCTGGCTTGGTTTCAGACGTGCCCGCCTGATCCTTGCCCTGGGCGTCCTTGGCCTCACCTGCCGGCTTGGCGTTCGGATCGCTTGCAGTCGCTGCTTCCTGCTCGCTGTCCTGCTTGACTTCCGTGGTTGCTACGTTGGGCTGAACGTTAACATCAATCGCACCCTCTTTACTAGAGGCAACTTGCGTTGATGCAACAGTTGACTCGGTTTCAACTTCAGTTGAACTCGTGTCGACTTGAGCCGCGTCTTTGTTGACTTCGCTGGAGGTGTCAGTGGAGACTTCCTGAACCGACTCTGCTTGAGTCTCGGAACCAGGGGGCACCTGGTTCAGGAAGTCTTCATCCGACATCGCCAGCGGATTCTGTTTCTCCGCTGTGATATCCGGCATGTTTATTCAGCCTCCTCGTCGTAGGTGCCCGAGCGAATCGCTTCCATGACTTCCTCGATCTCGACGATCTCGCTTTGCGCGTTATCGCCCATCATCAGCTGGGCATTGAGCCACCGCTTGAAGTGACCCGGCGCCTGGGCCAGTGCCAGTGCGTCGGCACGTTGCCGCTCATTGATTGCCGGGTTGCCCGACTCACGCGCATAGTCCGCCGCAGCGGTCACCATGAACCCTTCTCGTACAACCTTACGAAACTCACGGTTGTCCATGAGTTTGATGATCGCATCCCGGAAGGCGACCTTTTGTTTGGCCGACTCCAGTTGCGCTTCGCAGTGTTGGAGCTTGGTGATTTCTTGCATGGTTTGAGTCATCCTTGACTATAAAGTTAGGTTTGGGGAAATCCCGTTTAAGCCGGTATCGGCAGAGGTTGAGCGCTTGGCGCTCCCTCCAAGTTACCTTGCGGAATTGTAGGGGCTGACACACCTTGCTGTCCAGCACCGGACTGGGCTTTCGACAGTGCGTTAAACCCCACAGCAGCAGGAATATCGGGCTTGCTCTCACCACCGTTGGCTTGCTTACGGGGCTTGAGCAGCGCCTTGGTCACTTCCAGTCCCTGGTTGCCTTCAGCCTGACCTGCCTGCTTTTCCATCTCACGTGCGTGCTTGGTGCCGGTTTCCTGCTCGACATAGTTGAGGTTGTTCAGGTCTGCCTGCGTGCCGGCAGCATTGGCCTGTGCGCGGTAGAGATCGGCCTGGGCCTCGTTCTTGTCGATCTCGGACTGCTTGGCCTTGAGCTCAAGCGCCTGCATCTGCTGCTGGAACGGATCGGGCTGCGGCTTGTAGTTCTCCAGCCGATGCGCCAGATCGGGCATCCGTTTGAGGCGGGCAATGTGAGCCAGGATCATGTAGACCATGCCCGGATCACCCTTGGGTCCAAGGGTCTGCAGCATGAAGGCCAGATCCTGCGACTGCTGGTTGTCGACTTCCGCGGTGGAAATGTCCACTTCCAGATCGTAGTTGCCGATCAGATCATCCCGGTTGACCGTGACGAACTCTTCATTGGTCACCCGTACCACTTCCTGATCCGACAGGAAGGCGCCGTTCATCGAGATGACCTTGTCACCGATCTCGGACATGCCTTTGGCCAGACGCCGAAGAATCGCCATTTCCCGCTTGGAGGCCGCATCGAGTGCCGAACGAATACCGGCTGCGACATCGCCATAGGCCTGACCCGATACCCCACCGGCGAAGGATTTCACACCGGTCAGGGCTTCGGCATCCTGGTTCATCAGCTGAACCATGGTGAGCGCAGACTGGGGCAGCTCCGGCATCTTGTGTTCGATCAGCCCCTGCTGCACCGGCAGGTTGGGATTGAACTCGTAGTCCTGGCCGTTATCGAAGCGGCGACGGTTCACCACATCGAGCATGCCCTTGGCAAAGCCTTGCTGGGCATTGGCCGAGCGCCCCAACAGATCGATCATCGAACGGGTGACGGCACCGAGAATCTTCTGGTTTTCCTCCAGCATCTCAGCATCAGGCTCACCATACGCTGCCCGCTTGATCGGCAGATACGGCACCACCACGAACGGAATCTTCTGGTCCGGGAACGGGTTCTTCTCCATGCGGATCATCGTGTTGGCGATCCACGTGGCGACAATGGGTACGAGCGTCCCATCCCCGTTGATGTCGTAGAAGCCCCAGTATTCGTAGGCCACGACCTTCTTGCGCAGGGCATCCTTGAACTGGAAGTCCTGTGGTGTCTGGGTACTGTGATCCGGCTCCTGAACGGCAGCCGCACCTTCCCAGTTCACCTGGTCCAGATTCTTGTAGCGCTGCGGTTCCTTGAGCAGCTCCGCCTTGTTGGTCTCGAACGAGACGATGGCAAAGAGCGCCTTGGAGGTGTCACCGTTGCAGCTCGGATCCAGATAGAAGTTGCGGACATCGAGGACTTCAGCTGTCGGACGATTCTCCAGCAGCTTCTCGGTCTCAATCGTCTCCATCCCCGACTTCACCGCATAGGTCGGTTCCTGCGTCTCCTGGTAGTGGGAGACTGCCGACTGCAGCTCTGGCGGCACCGTTTCAGCGTAGGTCTTCGGATCTTCCTGGCTCAGCTGCAGGGCTTGCTGCAAGGCCTGGAACTGTTCCTGTGTCTCGATGGCGTAGTGCTGAAACACCGGCACCTGCTGCTTGACCTTGGTGGTGACACGCTTCCAGCCCAGACGAATGACGGAGGTGCCTTCATCGACTGTGCAGCGCACGAAGTCGTCGATGAACTTCACCCGGTTCATCTTGGTCCGGAATTGCCAGTTCAGCACCAGCTCGTTTTGCTGGGCGGACTTGGTGTCTTCCCACGAGACGGGGGCGACCTTGAAGAGCTTGTTCGAGCCAAGGAAAGGCTCAGAGAGTGCAGCGTACCGCCACTCGGCTTGCCGGCGAATGAGTTTGGGCTGGACCGACGAGCGGCCCTTGATCTTCGGAGGCGCAGCCTTGCCCCTCACCTCCATCAGTTCGACCCAGTGATTGATCTTGCTGATCTGGGCGTCATGAGAAGGCTTGGCCGCTTCGAGATCACCCTTCAGGACTTGCAGCGATGGCTCGTTGGCCCACTTCGTCAGCTTCTGTTCGACCGCGGTCGATGGCAGGATCTGATCCGGGGATTGGGTTTGCAGTTGTGTCATTGGGCGGGATCCGTAGCGTCTGTGTTGAAGAGACGGCGATCCGCCATCAGTTGCTCACCGACTTGCACGAGCTGTCGGTCACGCAGTTCAAGAGTTGCCCGGAGCTCTCCAACCAGTCCCCGGCCCGCTTCAAGAGATCGGTCGAGTTCGGTTGTGTGGCTTGCAAGAGCGCTGCAGGCAGCGGCTCCGCTTTGGGCCTCACGTTGATAAATTGCGGCTCGGGCGTCACTGCGCTGCACGCTGCGAGCAGCATCAGCGCGCACAGCAGCAAGCTCAGCCGCATGAGCCTGTGAGGCCGCATCGAGTGCATCGGCTGCACGTTGAGTATCCTGGGCATGCGTCTTTTCCTTTTGCGCAATGGCAGCGGCCACCTTGTCGGTGGCCTGGGTCTGCGCTGCTTTTTCTGCATCCCATTTGGATTGGATCTCGGCCTTACCGTGACTCAATCCAGATGAGTAGCACCATCCACCTGCTGCCAGGAGTACCGCCGCTGGCAGTACTCCGTAGAGCAGGCACCTGAGCAAAACGCTCATGGCACGTCCTTGTAAAAGATGTGGCTTCCGATCTGTACCGTGCGAGTGGCCTTACGGGTCCATGCCGGAGCAAGAATGCTCTTGGCGTAGTAGTGCGTCGCACCCAGCGTGTTATCCGGCTGGAAGTGGGCGAGTACCAGGAGAGCCGCACCCTCACACTCCTGGTACTCGGACTTGGGAATCTGCTTCACACCCGAAAGAAAGGCGAAGTTCGGGTCGTTGGCGTTCCAGCAACTGAACTGAAACTTCGCCCGGCAGACGCTTGCGTAATCCTTCCCCCACCATGTCTTTGGGGAAAGAACTCGGTTTTTGATTACCCAAGCGACCGCGATCTTGCCTTCCCTTGGCTCTCCACGGGACTCGCCCCAGAGAGTTCGGGTGACCGCATCCAAATCACCATCAGTATATGTTGGGTCAGTAACAGACACAATTCATTTCCTCCTATTGTTGTTCTTGCGGTGAGGAGTCCTCACCTGGAGTGGCGGCACCAGAGACACCTTGCTGCCTCACGACCCGACCGATGATTCCAGACAGCGCTACAGCCGGAGCCAGGTAGAGGAGCATCCACTTGCAGCTCTGCTGCCATTCGGCAGGGATCGAAGCCCAGGCCACTGGAATCGCACCCGCAATACTCAGCGCATGCGTCGAGTACATCTTCCAGACACGTTTCCATTCGGGTATCAAGCTCAGCTTTTTGAGAGCCATCGGAAAATCTCCGTTCTGAAGTAACACAGCACACAGATGAGTGCGCCCCCTGCTTTCCAGGCCCAGTGGCCGGCAAAGCCTGCGCCGACCACCCGCTGCTTGATGGTGATGAACTCCTGGATGGTGGGCGCCTGTTCCTGCAACGAGGCCTCCACCTTCTGCATGCGGGCATCCATCACGGCGAGTGTCTTGCTCTGTTCCTCCATCTTTTCGTACTGGGTCTTGCGCGCCGACTTGGCTTCCGCCAGCTCTTGCTGGATGAACTTGAATTGCTCACCGAGCACGGCAAGCTGGACTTCAGGGGAGGAACCGTTCGGCATTGTTTTTGAGCGCTGTAAACGAAAAAGGGGGAGCCAGAGAACGGATCTCTGACTCCCCCTTGGTAACGCCCCCGAAGGAGAATTACTGGGTCACGGAATGTAGGACGAATGATACGTGACTGTGCCCTACCGCACCATCTCAGTCTGCGGGAGTGTTGCTAACTTCCTCCACCGGGTAGGCCACCGGCAACTCCGGATCCAGCACGGTACGGCTGGAGTGATTGTGTAGGTGCGGGTTGGCGGCGAGAAACGCCGCATAGGTGGGCGTATGCCACACCGGAATCGGAATTGCTGAGTTAGCCATTGCTGCCTCCCTTCTTGTAGCGGTCTTTGACGGCCTGACAGTGTTCGACCCACAGCAGGGTTTCAGCAGGCAGCTCAATGCCTTTGTCCATGAGGGCAGCGAAGCCCTTCATCAGCGCATCGAGCTGGTCACCGATCTCCATGTAGGCCGCAGCCCTGAGCGGCAAGGGATCGACTTCAGTATGGATCTTCATGCCTGGGTCACCTCGAAGACAGCATCCAGCATCGGCCAGGCAGACACCTTAACCGTGAACGTGCCGGGATGGCTGAACGAGAGCTCGCAGTGATCGTCCGTGCAATCGTGCGTCTGCCCTTCCAGCGTGATCGTGCAGGGACTCGGCAGGTTCCTGAGCGTCATGCCATCGAGCGTGGCCGAGTTCGCCGGACGAGGTAGGATCTGCCCATCGGACACATACTCCGTGTCGAAACTCCCCGTGCCAAGAACCAGGGAACCGCCTGTAGGCAGCAACTGCAGATCCACCATGTAGCGAGGCATGCTCGCTGACATGTAGATCCGGCCCTGTGCGTCAGCCATGACAAAGTTGGTTTGCGTGACGTCCTGTGCGGTTTCCTGCGTGATTTCACTCATCGTTTTGCCTCAAATACGGTAATGGACACAACAGAGCCGGTGCCGGTCGAAGCGCCGATCGTATGATTGCCGGCGCCCAGCGTGCCGGTCCAGGTGACAGTGCCGTTACTCAAATAGCTCGCCGTGCCACCATCCAGCGTCAGGTCACACGAGCCGGCGTTGGCGTTGACAATGATGAGCACCTGTCCGCCCGAGGAGGTGTAGACGAAACTCCCCATGGTGACGTAGCTCGCCGCCACCATCGTCGTCACGGCATTAGCACCGATGCGAGCGGTGTCGATCTGCGCATAGCCAATCTTCGCCGTGGTGATCTGGGCGTCGGCGATCTTGGCATTCGTGATCGAGGCATCCGCGATCTTGGCGTTATCGATGGCCGCATAGGCGATCTTGGCGTTGGTGATCGTCGCATCGCCAATGACCGCGGCATTTACGCTGACGGTAGCCACCCCGTTGACGTTCTGAATCACGAACGCCTGCTGATCAGAGTAGCCGGGGAAGCCCACGATGAACCGGTCAGCCCGCACTCGCATCGATCCAGACGAGCCGTTGTTGATCAGGCTGAAACCCGTCACATACCCGTTCACATCGAGCGTCACCGAATACTTGGCGAGAATCCCGTTGATCGATGTCTGCTGCGTGTTGATGGTGCTCGTGTGGCCATTGAGCGTGGTCGACAGTGACAGCAGCGAAGACGCATTGGCCGCATTCGAATTCGTAAGCGTCGTCTGGATGCTCGTGATCGTGGCATTGGCCGTGTCCATGCTGGACTCGACTTGATCGATCCGAGTCGAGAGGGCCGAGTCCGCATCGGCTCGGGTCTCCTGCTCCGACAGAATCGAGGCCGTGTTCTGCCCGACATCAGCTACTACCACATCGACACGCCGGCCAATGGCGGTATCTGCATCGGCGTAGGCGATCTTCGTCTCATTGATCGCTGCGGTGTTGGCATCGGTAGTCGCCACCACCTGCTCGATCTGCAGCGCAATCGCATCAGTGGCGGTAGAGCGTGCCACTCGTTCTTCCTGGATCGCCGCCACGTTCGTATCAATACGGGAGCCGACCGTATCGATCTGGATGGCCACCGACTCTTCATTGGTTTGCCGGGTGGCAGACTCGGTTTCAACCGTCGCCGTGAGAATACTGTCAGCGAGTTGGCGTGCCTCAACTTCGGCCTGTAGCACCGGATCCAGTGCATCCATCGCCTTGGCGATAACAGTATCCTGAATCGCCCGGACGAGCAGATCCTTTTGCGCAGGCGTGAGGCCACCGGGCAGATCCGAATCGAAGAACGGATCACCCGGTTCTGGCACACCCCCCGGCTGGTACATCCGGAGGATCAGATTGTCGGACTCAAGATCGGCAATGATTGCGTCCTCGGCGAGAGACGCATTCATTGACTCGATCTCAAGCTCGATCTGTGGATCGAGCACATCACTCATGCGGTGTCTACCTCCGTCACAGTGTCGAGCACATCGATCTCCACGGTATTGGAGATGAGTGTCTTGCCCTCGGCATTGACCAGCTTGATGTCGAGCAGATGGGGCATGGCCAGCCACTTCGCTGTGTCGGTGGCCGGCGCATAGATCTGTACGAGCGAGGTCGTCAGATCCGTGACCGAGCAGGTCATGTGCTGCACAAAGGCAAAGTTCGGCTTGGTCCGGATATCCGCCGAGAGCGTACAGCCTGCCAGCGGATAGGGCTCGCCCTTGTTGACGAGCTGGCCGGTGAAGTCAAATGTCTGCCCACGCTTGAATCGGATCATGTCTTTTCTCCTGGTTCAGGCAGCGACGGCTTGAACATCCGGAGCCAGGAGAGAAGACATACCGAGCACAATCGTCGCCGCCGAGTTCGGATCCTGCCGCCACGCTTCCGGGATGCTGAGCGCTTCGAGACAGGCTTCGTCGCAGAAGTACATGTTGCCCATGCCCTTGATCGGACGGAACAGAAACCCGAAGAGTGCGAGCACATCGTAGGGTGCTCCCTTGTGCGACTCGAACCAGGCCAAGGCATTGGCTTCAGCTTTCGGCCCAAGGTGACTGAGGTCGATGATGTCCCAGTCAGCCGGGTCGAGTTTGACCTGCGCACAGCGCACGCCCTTGTCGAGCCAGGTGGAAGACCAGCA